GCAAAAAAAGAAACAGTGAATGGAACTTTAGTCGAATGGCAAGTTCAGGAACTAGCTTCAGCAGGACAAAACAGTCTTTCTGAGGGTGCAGATGCAACTTATGCAACTCCAACTGCTACAACAAGACTTAACAACTACACTCAGATCGCAGGAAAAGACTTTGCAATCTCAGGAACATTGGAAAGTGTTGATAAAGCAGGAAGAGCAAAAGAAAGTGCGATGCAATCAGTATTAAAAGGACTTGAACTTCGTAGAGACATCGAAAAAATTGTTGGTGATCTTAACGTAGCTAAGTCAGGTTCTGAGCCTCGTAAGACAGCCACTTTAGTGACATGGATGACAAATGGAGATGCTACTCCTTCTGACATCGCATTTGGAACTGGAGATGGATCTGACGTTGCAGATTTAACTGGAACTGAAGCCGCTTTAACTTTAGCCAAAATTGACAATGCTGTAACACAAGCATGGCAAGATGGTGGAAAGCCAAGAGTTTTAGTTTGTGATGCAACAAACAAAGCTAACATTTCTGACTTATCTCAAGCAGGAACTAACCTTGTTACAAATCAGGTAAGCACAACTCAAGGTCAAGCACCTTCATTTGTGGGTGCAACTTCTGTGTATTTAACAGACTTTGGAACTCTTGAGTTAACACCTTCAAGATTTATGTCTAATGACAAGTTATTCATTATTGATCCTGATCATATTAAGATCGGAACTCTTAATGGAAGAAACTTCACTAAGACAACTCTAGCAAGAACTGGAGATGCAATTAAAGAGCAAATCATCACTGAGTTTGTTTTGATGCCTACAGCACCAAAAGCACATTCAGCAGTGATAGGTTTATCAGGTGCATAATAACTAATTATGAGGGGGCGATTAATTTCGCCCTTTCTATTTTTAAGGGAAAACAATGTCGAGATTAATATCAAGAAATCCATATTCACAAAAAGAAACTTTTTGGCATGACAACGATGATGGCACTTACACCATTGAGACAAAACAACATATTAAAGAAGTTTTGGATGCTAACAAAAGAAAGTCAAATGACTATGAAAAAGGATCAATGATTGGGAATACTCAGAAGCATTGGCAACATATAGCAGAAATACCTAACAGTTTATATTTGGAACTTACACAAAAGTTCGGAGATCCAAGTAACAACCCTGAAGCCTCTAAGAAGTGGCGGACATGGCTTAACGATAGTGACAATAGATTTTTTAGAACTGGCGGAGGCTCAATGTGAGTATATCAACATATTCTGAGTTAAAAACTGCTGTAGCTAATTTTTTAGCTAGAACAGATTTAACTGATCAGATACCTAACTTTATTCAGTTAGCTGAAGCAAGATTATCTAGAGAATTAGAAACTAGAGATCAGGAAAAAAGAGCAACCGCAACTTTAACTAGTGGCGATGAGTTCATAGCACTTCCAACCGATATGCGAGAAATCAGGGAAATAAAATTAAATACATCTCCGAATGTCGTGTTGGAATATAAAAGTCCTACAGCCTTAGATACAACTTATACTGGTGCTTCAGGCAGACCAGTTGCATATTCTATTGTTGGCGGAGAGTTAAAAGTTAGACCAATTCCTGACGATAGCTATACAGCCGAAATAATCTACATAGGAAGCCTTAGTGCCTTATCAGATACTAATACAACAAATGTGATGTTAACTCGTCACCCTGATGCTTATTTGTCAGGTAGTTTAGTTGAGGCTTACACCTATTTAATGGATGAACAAAGGGCATCAACTTACGATGCTAAGTTTACAAGATCTATAGAAGAGATAAGAAAAGACGAACAAAGATCTCACTATGGAACTGGTGCTTTGCACATATCATCAATCTACGCAAAAATGTCATCATAGGAGAAATAAATGTCGGCAATGTCAAATTATCTAGAATTAAAATTTCTAGACCATTTTACTGGAACAGCATCAACTTCTGCACCTTCCGCAGTCTATTTAGGATTGGCAGTTGGTTCTATCGCAGACGATGCAAGCGGTACAGAATTATCAGGAAATAACTATACAAGAAAAGCTATAACTTTTGCTTCTGCATCTTCAGGATCTATAGCAAGCAATAATGCAGTCGAATTTAACTCAGCAACTGGATCATGGGGTACAGTGGCATATTGGGGTATTTGGGATGCCAGTAGTTCAGGTAACCTTTTATTTCATGGTGCATTTACAGCATCAAAAGCAATCGCAACTGGAGACATACTAAAAGTAGCAAGCGGATCTTTAACTATTTCTGCTGATTAAGGTTGTAAATTATGTCTTTAGGTATTCCGCATTTAGATCAGATTACAGCTACACCTCTAGATAGTTTAAGTTTTATTTTAGATAGTTCAGTTGAGTTAAATAAATTAGAATTTTCAAACCCAAATTTAGAACAATTAGATAGTTGGGGTTTACTAGATAGTCTTAATAGTTTTGGCAATGTAGATAGTCTAACATCATTAGAGGTAAAGCAGGGATCAGCAAGTGTATCTTCTGCATCTACTGCTTCAGCTAGTTGTTTAAGAACAAGATCGGCTTCTGCTAGTGTCTCTACAGCATCGACTGTTTCCGCCGATGTTAATAGAATATTATTGTTTACTGCTAGTGTCGCTAGTGTTGGCAATATATCGGCTTCTGCAAATTATACTGTTAATGCTGACGTTTCAGTTTCTTGTAGTGCGACAGTTACTGCTTCAGGAATAAGAATACAGCAACCAACTGCGACAGTGGCAACTACTTCGACAGCCACAGCAACTGGTAACTTTTTAGTATTTGCTTCTGCAAGTTCAAGCGTAACTGCATCGCAAGTATCATCAAATATTTACACCGCAAGTTTTGTGGGGTCAGGATCAACTGTGGCAAGTGTTTCGGTAACAGCTAAAATTATTGGAGAAGATTGGTCTGAGATTGCCGATGGATCTGAGACATGGACAATACAGAATATTGGAACTGAAGTTTGGACAACACAAAATGTTGGGAATGAGGTTTGGATTAGACAATGATTAAATTCGGAGAATGGTTGCCTGATCAGCCTGACTTAAATGGTTCAGGTGTTACAGTTGCAAAAAATGTTATTCCTGCTTTATCAGGATATAGATCTGTCAATGCCTTAAATGAAGTTTCAAATGCAGGAGATGCTCCACTAAAAGGTATGTTCCCTGCTAAAGATAATTCAGGAAATGTAAAATTATTTGCAGGAAATGCTACAAAATTATATGAGTTTGATGCTTCAAATTCTAATCTTACTAGTGTCGGTAAGGGTGGCGGTTACTCTTTGGCAGATGGAGAATATTGGAGATTTGTTCAGTTTGGAACAAGTGTCATTGCTTCAGGCGGTATTGGAGAAACTCTTCAAGAATTTACATTAGGCTCAGATAGTGCCTTTGCTGATTTAGCCAATGCTCCAAAAGCTGATTTTATGGCTATTATCAGGGATCAGGTTTGGATTGCCAATATAGATGAGGGGGCAGGACGAATACCTTTTAGGACAAGATGGTCAGGCATTAATGATGCAACCAGTTGGACTGTTGGAACTGATCAAGCTGACTTTCAGGACATTGTAGATGCAGGGGCGATTACTGGTTTAGTTGGCGGAGAATATGGAACTATATTGCTTGAAAAAGCTATATGTATTGCACAATATGTCGGAACTCCCTTAATCTATCAAATTGATAAAGTGGAGACAACTAGAGGTTGTGCTTTTTCAGGATCGGTTGGAAACGTAGGTCGGCTTATTTTCTTTTTGTCTGAGGATGGCTTTTATTTATTTGATGGGAAATCTAGTACACCAATAGGTGCTGAGAAAATAAACAAGTTTTTCTTCAAAGATTTTAATCAAAACTATGCACATAAAATGACTTGTGCAGTAGATCCAACAAATCAGATTGTGGCATGGAGTTATATATCAAATAGCAACAGTAGTGCGACAACACCTGATAAATTATTAATGTATAATTATTCAATTCAGAGATGGTCTATTGCAGAAGTAGATGCTGACCTAATTAGTCCATTTTATACTTCAGGATATACCACTGAAGGACTAAATAATTTAGGGGCAAATTTAGACAGCTTAACAACTCAGTTAGACAGTCCATTATATAAAGGAAGTACATTTTTATTTGGCGGAAGTCTAAATAACAAAATACAATCTTTTACTGGATCTCCATTATCAGGAGTAGTTGAGACTTCAGAGTTTCAGGTTACTAAAGGTAAAAATTCTTTAATAACTGGAGTAACTCCATATTTTGAGAATGGCTCTGTAACAACTCAAGTTGGTGTTCGTGATAGGCAAGATGAAGATATAACATTTTCATCAACCAGTACATTATCAGACGATGGGTTTATCCCTCATAGATCGCAGGGTAAATTTCATAGGGTCAGAATGAACATCTCAGGTAATTGGGATTATGCTCAAGGAGTTGACATTGAAGGTCAGCCATTAGGCAGAAGATGACAAGAGTTAGTAATTACAAAAGGCTATCACCATTAGGAGATGAGCCACGCACAATAGCGACAGTTGTTAACAATATTTTAGATGGCAAAGTAAACTCTACTGGTTCAATCACATTAACCAGTAGTTCAGCAACAACAACATTATCTGATGATCGTATTGGCGGAGATAGTGTGATTTTATTTATGCCGACAACTAGCAATGCTTCGACAACGACTATTTATGTAACTGGCAGACAAAAAGGGCAGGCAACATTAAATCATGCAAATGCTACAACCATTAGATCCTTTGAGTACGTCATTTTCGGATGATGCTGATAGGTGTAGAAACTGGATTGTTGATGCTCTTCGGTATGCTCACAATAGTCATACTTATGAGGAAGTAATAGATATCGTAAAAAGAGGAGATGCTCAGTTATGGGCATTGCCTGACAGTGCGATTGTAACTGAAATTATTGATTATCCGCAACGTAGAACTCTACGATTTTGGCTTGCAGGCGGTAACTTAAAAACACTTTTAGACGTAGAGCCAAAAGTTAGGAAATGGTCTATATTATACCAATGTGAAGCGGTTGAAATTATAGGCAGAAAAGGTTGGGAAAAAGTTTTGAAAAATTACAAACCAACTGCAATCGTTTTAGTAAAGGAATATTAATATGTCAAAAGGTGGTGG